CTTTTGCTTCGCTTACATCTTCTTCTTCTTCTTCTTCTTCTTCATCTTCTTCTTTTGCTTCGCTTACATCTTCTTCTTCTTCATCTTCTTGTATATCAGGACTTTCTTCAACTTTTTTCCCTTCAGCTAAGTCTTTAGTTTCAATAGGTTCTTCTTCTTCTGGTTCTTCTTCTGTTTCTGGTTCTGTTTCTGGTTCTTCTGTTTCTGGTTCGCCTTCTTCTTCGGCTTCTTCACCTTCTTCTTCGGCTTCTTCACCTTCTTCTTGTTCTTCTCCTTCTTCCTCACCTTCTTCTTCTTGTTCTTCACCTTCTTCTGGTTCTTCTGTTTCTGGTTCGCCTTCTTCTTCTTCTTCTCCTTCTTCTTCTCCTTCTCCTTCTTCTTCACCTTCTTCTTCACCTTCTTCTTTTGCTTCTTCTCCTTCTTCTTTTGCTTCTTCACCTTCTTCTGTTTCTTCTTCTTGAGCTTGTTCTTGTTCTGCTAATTCTTGATCTTCTTCCTCTTGTTCTTGAGCTTGTTCTTGTTCTGCTAATTCTTGATCTTCTTCCTCTTGTTCTTGTGCTTCTAATTCTTGTTCTGCTTGCTCTTGTGCTTCTTCTTCTTGTTCTGCTTCTTCTTCATCTTCGGCATCAGCTTCTACTTCATCTTCAACATCGGTTTCTTCCTCTTGTTCTGGTTCTTCTATTTCTAGTTCTGGTGCTTCAAACTCTTCATCTTCAAGTTCTTCTTCTTCGGGTTCTTCTTCAACTTCTTCCTCTTCCAATACTTCTTCTTCTTCTTCTTTTTCTTCATCCTCTCCTTTTCCTCCTATTTTATTTGAATTTACTGGATTAAATAAATTAGATAAACTAGATAATAAACTCATTACTATATATTAAATATATAGTTTATAAGTTTTTAATAAATTATTTAAATAATTTATTATATTTTTTTTTTCATAATTGTATTCTCTCAAATAATTAGATATATTGTCTATAGATATCCATTTAATTTCAGTAATTTCATAAATTTGATAATTATTTTTAGGAATATAATTATTATTTATTATACCAATAAAGTATTTATGTTTATATGATTTATAATTGGAACCGCTAAATATTTCTTCATATGGCACAATATTATTAATAATAGCAATATCTTTTTTGTCATAACCAGTTTCTTCTTCAAACTCTCTAAGAGCACACGCAATATCTTTTTCTTGATAATTGCGTCGCCCTTTTGGAAAACCCCATTCAGGTTCAATATATTTTTTATCACATAAATTTATCAAACTTTCTAAATTGTAGCTCTCGAAAATATTTGAATAACCATTTTTTAAATTAATAAATTTACTTTTTGATGTTTTTTCCTCATTTTTATAAGAATTATTTGTGTTATAATTCCATAAATATTGCCATATACTATCAAAGTCATTGTTTAATATAAATTGGCGTTCATTTATTGTCATATTATTTAATAAATTTGTAATATAATTTTTGTCTTCTATTGAATATTTTCCACGCATAAAATCTACAAATGATAACGTGTCTTTACGCTTTATTATGAAAATTTCAACATTATTTTCTAATTTATTTGTTAGTGGATTTACTTTTTTTGTAATCCTTATTGGAATAATACCAATACTTGTTATAGGAACTTTACATTGATGAAATAAATGACCTAGCTTACCGCAATTATTACAAAAAATAAATTTTTTTGTATTCATTATAGATGGTTGATTATATACTAATTATGTTTTTATATATTATTTTTATTTTAGTAACACTTTTTTTAGATTATAATAGTTAATATAAAATCTATATTAATAGTAAAAATATTATGAACAATTCTAGTGTATTTAATCCTGCAATTTGGGGTCCTCATTATTGGTTTGTATTATATACAATAGCATTGTCATATCCATTAAATGTAAATGAGAGCACAAAAAAAAAATATTATGACTTTATAACAAATTTACCATTATTTATACCTGTACCTGATATAGGAAATGTATTTAGTAAATTTTTAGACTCATATCCTGTAACACCGTATTTAGATTCGAGAGAATCGTTCATAAAATGGACACATTTTATACATAATAAAATAAATAGTTATTTAGGAAAACCTGAAATATCATATTATGATGCTCTAAATAAATATTATGAGCACTATAAATTAAAAGAACTTAAAAAGAACGAAGAACAAAAAAATAAGCACAAATATATTTTTGCTTCATTAATAGTAATATTAACATTAACAATAATATACTTATATATGAAATAATCAAAAATCAAAAATCAAAAATCTAAAATCTAAAATAGAATTTATACTATTATATAATTAATTATTTTATATTTATATAAGAAATAGTACTATGAAACTTGAAATGCTTATTTTATTTATAACATTTATTGTATTACTTAATACATATTTTGAAGGCAAGTTAATAAATAAATTAAAACAATATGAAAAATATTATAGAATGGCTTTTTTTGCTTTTATTGGACTATGTACTTATTTATATATAAAAAAAAATCCAAACAACTATAAAGATTTTGTAACAAACTCAAATGGATACATAAAATATTTACCTATTGACAGAAACAGCGCAAGTATTATTAGTCCAATTATTGATTTTACATCAAACTCTATAGCAAAAGAGTTAAATAATAACTATAATATATACAATAATCATAATATTCAAAAATCAGTAAGTTTTTCAAACCCTTCAAACATAAACCATAATTTATCAAAACAACAACAAAAGATTTTATATTCTGGAACCAATTCAACAAAACGAAGCGTAAGCGAAACAAAAAAGAAATATGTAGCAGCATCTCAAAATTGGTGTTGTAAGCATTGTCAAAAACAATTACCAGCTTGGTTTGAGGTAGACCATGTTATAAAACTAGAATATGGTGGTTCAAATTCTATAGAAAATTTGGAAGCATTATGTCGAGATTGTCATGGTAGAAAAACAGCTTGTGAAAATTTATAACACTATTATTAGTCATTAATTATTTGGCCATTTATATATTATTTAAAATTAAATAATATATAAGTAACATTAATAATAATATATTCTTTTATATTCTTTTATATTATATTATAATATGTCATCTGATAGTAATAGTACAAAATTTAAAGATTTTGTAAATACAAGTTATATAAATATAAACAAAGCTATTAAATTCCTTAGCACTATTTTTATAAGAATATTAGACAAATTAGTTAATGGTTTTACAATAAAAAAAACCAATACTACTCAACATAAATATTATAGATTTTTTATAGGCATACTACTTATAATAATATTAGGTTTATTTTACTATTTAAATGAAAAGCAAAATCTTTTTGCTATTAAAAATACGAAATATGAAATATTATTTATTTTATTATTAATTCTATTTAGCATATATAGTTTTCTTTTTTTTGTTTATAGAAATCATACAGAGTGGACTAGTCCTGATACTACTACTACTAGTGAAGCTACTAGTGAAGCTACTAGTGAAGCTACTAGTGAAGCTACTAGTGAAGCTACTAAAGCTACTAAAGCTGCTAAAGCTGCTAAAGAAAGTGAAGATCGTGAAGCTATTAAAGCTGCCGAAGATTATGATACTAATAAAGAATATGCAGAAATATATAATTCAGAAAAAAGGAAAATTATAGATTTATCTGATATTAAACCAACTATTGATGCTAAAGCATCTAGCGATGATACTAAAGCATCTAGCGATGATATTAAATCAGCTACTATAAATAAAGATAATTTAAAAAAAACCTTAACAATACCACTATTTAACATAATGAAATATCTTTTTTATTTATTGTTAATAATTAGCATACCCTTATTTATAATAAGCAATATTTTATATTTACATAACAATAATGACAAATTTTTCAACATTACAAAAAATATACTAATAGTATTAGTAGTTTTAACAGCATTAGCAATAATAGCAGCAATATTTTCTATTAAAGCCCCTACAACGTCATCTGGATCTATATATTGTGAGATGCCACCAAAAAAAAAAGACGGTAAAGATCATACATTTACAGAGTTATTAAAAAATTATGCCTATTATTTTTTATGTATATTTAAGAATTTTATATTTTTCATTCCTTGTTTAATAGTTATTTTAGTAGATGAATTGAATAAAGATATTAGATTAACACCAGGACCTGTTTATATATTATTTTTCATATTAATATTATTAGTAATATTACTATTTTTATTACCTGTTATATTCAAATTTATAAAAACATCTAATAAAAGTGATGTTTTACAAGGTAGTGGCCCTTTTTATTTAAATCAAGAGCGTACTTTAGGAAAATATCAAAACTTAAATACAAATTTAAGTAAAAATATAACCCTTCCTAATGTTATTGTTGAACAACAAACAACTACTAGACCAAATGAAGAAAAGCTAGATAAAATAATGTCTGCTTTTAATATAAATAAAGATCAATATAAAGAACAACAAAATATATTAAACAATAGTCTAACTACTACAACTACAAAAGACACTAGCAGTAATGAAGCAGATATAAAATCTTATTCATTTACATTGTTTAATGATATAAATAGTGCTTTCAATATTAAAGGCGAATACAATAATTCAGTAATAAGTAAAGAAAAATTTCCATATAATTATACTTATAGCATAAGTTTTTATATTTATCTTAATCCACAGCCCGAAAATACATCGCTAGCATATACAAAAGACACTGTTTTATTTAATTATGCTTTTAAACCGGTAATATTATATAATGGTAAATCGCAAAAAATAATAGTAAAATCAAGGACCATTAGTAATAGAGGCGATCAATTAGATACAATATATGAATTAGAAAATCCTAAGTTTCAAAAATGGTTATTTTTTGTAATAAATTATGATAATAACATAATAGATGTATTTATAGACGGTAAATTAGTAGGTTCTAAAGAAAACGTATCCCCATATTTTAAAGGCGATAGCATAACAATTGGCGAAAAAGATGGTATTCATGGAAGTATAAAAGAAATATATTATTATGATAAAATAACCTCAGTGTCAACAATAGAATTATTATATAATTTATCAAAAAATAGTGCATAATATTTACACATAAATATTATTTTAGACATTAAAATAATTTTAGACATAAAAATTATTTTATTTTATTTTATTTTATTTACATAAAAATTATTTTAGACATAAAATTTGTCTTTTTAAATTTTTATTTAAGTGTATTATAAACATTATAATATTTTCAATATATATATTTATAATGAATGTAGTAAATATAATAATAATAATAATACTTATAATTGTTCTTATATGGGGACTAAACAACCTGTTTTTCAAAACAAATATAATATATGATATTATGTGTGATGCTAAAGAACCAGCAGAACGTTATGATAGTGCTAATACAAGTAGTACATTTTTTTCAAGCAACAAAAATGTTATATTTTCTAAAGATATACCAGAAACTAACTCATCAAATTTTATGTTAAGTGTATGGTTTTATATAGATAACTGGGGCGATAATATATCAAATGAAAAGAATATTTTGTTTGTTGCTGGTAGAGAAAATGCGCAAACTGTATCTCAACTAACTACAACTTTGTCGGGTATTAGTAATAAAGTTACATTAGAAGCATCATCTAGTTTATATAAAAATATTAATATAGCATTAGATAAATATGAAAATAATTTATTTATTGATATTGAAACATATTTAGACAAACAACAAAGTGCTAGTCGAGCAAATCAAACAAATTATACAAGATACAAAATCCCTAATATTCCTGTTCAAAAATGGAATAACTTAACTCTTAGTGTAGATACTCGCACATTAGATGTTTATTTAGATGGTAAATTACGCAATTCATTTATTTTGCATGGATTATATAAAAACTACGATACAAGCCAACTTAAAAAAAATATATATATAGGAAACATGCAAATTACAGGAACACCTTCGAGTAATAATGGAGTAAATAGCAGTTTTGAAGGATTTATAACACGCATACGTTATGAAGGAAATTCAATCAATCCACAAGATGCCTATAATATTTATAAAGAAGGTATTAATAGTAGTCTTGCTAATTCAATGTTTAATAAATATAGATTAAAAGTTAGCTTTCTTGAATATAACAAAGAAAAAGGAAGTTTTACAATTTAATATTATTTTAAATTTTAATATTATTTTAAATTTTAATATTATTATTATTATTATTATTATTAATATTATTAATATTATTATATAATAGTAATAATATGAATCCACCTGAAGGAGTTTTGGAAAATATTAAAAAAAATATAAATTCATTACTTCCATACCAAAGCGATAAATCAAGCATGATAAATGATTTTTTGTCATCTAACACAATGATATCAAGATTAACTTTTTTATTAGCAATAATAATAATTTTTTCTTCACTGTTTTACATTGGAAGCAAAATTTTATATGTGTTATTATCACCATCACAAACACCATATATTATAAGCGGTATGAAGGATGCTACAGAAGCTTTAACAGTTACACAAGCTATGGGAATAAAATCATCTGTTCCAATTTTAAGAAGTATTGATCAATATGAAGGTATTGAATTTAGTTATTCATTTTGGATATATGTTAATAATTTAGAATATAAAGACGATTTAGACTTTATGCATGTATTTAATAAAGGTTCGCCACCTAATTCTACAGGTGAAGGCGGTAGTGGTTTATTTGGACCAAATAACTGCCCTGGTGTATACTTATATAAAGGTAAAAGAAATTATTCAGATAATTTATTAGATAGTTATCCTTTATTAGGCATGCTTGTAAGAATAAATGTATATCATAATAATAATAGTGTTGGAAAAGCGTATTATGATGACATATATATAGATGCTATACCTATAAAAAAATGGGTTGCTGTTGTTATTAGAGCAACCTCTCAAAATATTGTTGATATATACATAAATGGTAATTTGACAAAACGACACAAATTATCAAATATTGTTAAGCAAAATTATGACAATTTATACATTAATTATAATGGTGGATTTTCGGGAAATATGTCTGACTTAAAATATTTTAATTATGCTATTGGAACATATGAGATTAATTCAATTACATCAAAAGGACCCAATCTTAAAACCAAGAAAGATAGTAATATCAATAAATCTAAACCACAATATTTAT